GGTTATTCTTCACAAGTTTCCAAGTATTTTTCGCAAGACCGGGAGAAGGTAGATGGGCCTTTATAGCTTGAGCTAGATATGAATGTGCCTCGTCAAAAGTTGCACCAGCAGTATTGAATGCATCAAATAGCTCGCCAAAGTTGATAGAGACAGCATCCTTAGACCTGTCTTTATCTCGAAGAGAAGCCTTCCACTTCTCAAATATCAAATTTAGATTAGCTGTTGCCATCTTCTGTCTCTTGAGTTATAACTTGACCCGTTTTCAAATTGGTGATCTGGATTTTTGCTGAGTCATTGACCCTATCAATGAACAACAATTCTATCTTGTACTCTTCGTTGATTATAAATGGCCGACGTTTACAAAGCCACCAGTAGAGTTGAGTTTTTAGCTTGTTTGCATAAGAAGTGCTATTCATAAAATCTCCTAAAATGGGTCCAAATCAATTATACGATCGGATTTATAAACTCATCCAGATCTTTGTCCTTCTTGCGGCTGTTGCATGAGTAGCAAGCTACAACCAGGTTTGAGGAATTGTATCGTTCTCCACCTTTAGATAGTGGCTTAACATGATCAAGTGTTGCCAACTCTTTATTTGAGTCTGCTTGAGCCTTAAGAGGTCCTCCACCACAATAGAAGCACATCAGCTTCTTATGCTTTCTCTTATGTCTCTTCAAAAACCATTTGCGGTATCTTAGCCAAACTTTATATCCCATCGGGGATGGAGCTAGTTTCTTCGTAAGAAGAACGAGCGCTGCAAGACTTTGCGGGTGCGGATTATGTACTAATACATTATGTTGAGCGTAGCGCATAAAATTGGATGTCAGTGTACCGTGCTTGATTACGGCTCATCGTAGTCGCCCCTAATCATATGGCTCTACGAAATCTCCCCAACGTGATCTGCGGATTAGGAGCGTCCACCTTGCGGTGCTTCGTTGGTGTGCGTGTCCTTATGAGCATCCTCAAACGTCGTCAGGATTCAGTCGAGCTTCATTTAAACGACTCGGATATTCACTTAGCATCTCGCTGCTCCACGCCGGCACTGACAAATAAATTATACCACAGTATAATCTACCAATGCTCAGTCATGTGGCCATCTATAACGACAAACTAATAATCACAGATCCATCAACGGAGCTGTTGAGTTTTATCCGTAATGAACTTGTTTATACCGACAAGTCTAAGCAGTATCAATTGAGACGGATGGCGCGATCCACGTGGCAGCGTAATTCTCCGCTATATAAGCAACTTCAAAGTGAAGTTAAGGGTTGCCTATACGAAGAGGTTGCCCCAGATAAAGTTGCAGTCTCATCATGCTTCGTTGAGCTCCTAAAAAATAAATTTAACACGAGTACCCCTATGGATATGAGGAGTGATACTGGTGCCAAGATTGTCCTTCCTTGGACTAATAAACCTTATCCTCTTAGAGACTATCAAGAAGATGCTGTCGACCTCATGCTTCATCGCCCAAGAGGACTAATCAACTTAGCTACTGGGTTAGGTAAGACTCTCATCGCGTTGCATTTCGTTCAGCGTTATAAAAGACGTGCATTGATTGTTTGTCCATCAGAATCGGTTGCCAAGCAGTTTTACGAGCTCTTCGTTGATTGCTTTGGAAAGAATAAGGTAGGTTTCTATGGATCTGGAAAGAAAAGAATTAGTGATATTACGATTGGCATCGCTGCTTCAATTACTAAAAATATCGCAGAGTTCCAACGTGCAGAACTTGGTGTGGTCATCCTTGATGAGACCCACCACACCCCCGCTACAACATTCTTTGATATCTCTCAAGGACTTGCGAAGACTGGAAAGGTGTTTGGACTTACAGCTACCGATTACAGAAGCGATGGCAAAGATATAATGATCACTGCTGGTTGTGGACCAGTTCTCATCCGCCGCGATATTAAGTGGGGTGTTGCCAACGGCTGGCTAGCAGAACCATACTTCTTTGTGCGATGTGTAAACACATCCGGTAGAGATTTCAAGGATGACAAGCTGAAATCTTATAAGGAGCACGTTCTTAACTGCGAGGTAATGAAGGCGCAAATACGTGATGATGCAGCCAAGATGATGGCTTCCGGCAAGTCTGTGCTCATCCTGGTAGACGAGGTTGCACACGGGAAAGAGCTCAGTAGTGAACTCGGTATTCCGTTTGCTACAGGTATTGACTCCAAGAGCCAAGAGTATGTTGATCAACTTAATGCAGGTAAAGTCAAGGGATTAGTAGGAACTGATGGAAAGATATCTGAAGGGACTGATACTAAAAATGTAGATGTTCTAATACTAGCTAACTTTGTAGCATCAAAAGGACCGGTAACACAAGCCGTAGGACGTGGACTGCGCAAACAGGGCACAAAGACAAAATGCATCATTCTAGATTACATACCGATGGGATCAACTATGTTAAGTCGACATGGGTTCAATAGGGTAGAGTATTATAAAGAAATCACAGATAAGGTGAAAGTAATATGAACTTTAAGAAACCAAAAGAAGTAGTAATAAATGAAGCTTGGTCAGCTGCGAATGCTACTATTTCGCAGGCCTTTGATAGCTTAAAATATGGTTATGTAAATAACAGTGGTAGCTCAAATATCGATTCTATAAAATTTGCTATCTCACACGGAATTCGCAATGCCATAGAAAGTCTTGTTGAGAATACGTACACAGATCAAGAATTTGAAGAAGACATACAATTAAGAAACAAGTGATCTGATACAATAGATTAATGAAAATTTGTAATAAATGCCATAAAGAGTCAACTCAATTCTACAAAGACAAAGCCTTTAAAGACGGACTTAGGAACATTTGTAAGTCTTGTGATAACAAGAAAACAAAACGCAACTATAGAAAGTATGATCTTAAAAAGCGTTATTCCCTTACATTAGAGCAATATGATGTACTTTTTAAATCTCAAGAAGGACGTTGTAAGATTTGCAACATATCCGAAGACAATCTAGGGTATAAATTATGTGTAGATCATTGCCATAAAACCGGTATAGTTCGCGGTTTGCTATGTAAACCCTGTAACTTAATAGTGGGAAATTCGAAAGAAAACATAGAAATTTTAAAGAAAGCAATTACATACGTAGGTGAATATGCAATTAAGTAATAATGGTTTAAACTTTATTAAGAATTTTGAGGGTTTTAAGGCTGACCCTTATTTAGATTCAGCAGGAATTCCTACGATAGGTTTCGGAACTATACTATATCCAGATGGAACAAAGGTAACGATGGACGATGCTTCTATCACAGAGGAACAAGCAGGACAATATTTGGCTTTTAATGTTGGTCATAAAACATCGAGTATTAACGAAATGCTTACGGTAACCGTCAATCAGAATCAATTTGATGCGATGGCCAGCTTTGCTTACAACTTAGGTGTTGGAGCGCTACATGGTTCGACACTGCTTCGCTTAGTTAACCAGGGCGACTTTAATAATGCCGCACTCGAGTTTCCTAAGTGGGATCGCGCGGGCGGACAAGTGGTCGCAGGTTTAGAGCGCAGACGATTGGCCGAGCAGCAATTATTTTCGACTCCCTGTTAATTTGTGGTATAATCTTTCTATGCCGGGGTAGCTTAGTCTGTAGAGCACCGAGGGCTTAAAAACCTGAGGGGACGGTGGTTCATATCCATCCCCTGGCACCAATTTTAGAAAGGTTTTATGCGTTAGATCCTCAGACCTCCTTAACTCCCGTAGATGCCTCACGGATTCCAAATTTCGTAACGTTTACCAGGAGTATAAACATGAAAGAACAGATAAGAGCACTCAAGCTCAACTTAAAAGAAATATCCAAGCAGATTAAAAACCAGAAGGTTCTTCGCAAGAAGTTACACCCTCATCACAACAAGTATATAGGCGATTACCGTCTCCATTCCCTCAGGAGTGAGTATCGATATAAGCACGTCGCCTACTGTCTAGCTAGAGGTCGTAATATGGAACAGATAGATCGAGGTCTTAACTTAGATCTAGATCGCGTCAACTGGATCTTGAAATCCATGGAGCCAGATTCTAAAGAGAAGCTGTATGTGATTGTAAATAGCGAGCTCACGATATCACAGCAGGCAGTTCAGTCAGCTCATGCTGTAGCTGAATTCCTTAAGAAACATCCCCATACCATGTGGTCTAACGGGCATCTAATACTTTTAAAAGAGAAGCCAGCCTATAGTGGAAGCATGTCTAGATATGGTTTCGGGCATAGTTGTGAGGTCGCAGAGTTTAAAGAACCAGATCTTGACAACAAGGTGACAGCTGTTGCCATATTTGGGCCTAACGTAGAAAAACTGATGAAGAACAAGCCCCTTCTTTAATCGTGTATAATTGATCTGTGGTGGATGCGTATCGATGAGGCGAGTACGCGGAGTCGCTATCCGTAGGGTCCCTGGAAGAGCTGGGTACGGTCCACCACATTTGCGCTCCCGTAACTCAGCGGCCAGAGTGGACGTCTCTAAAACGCTTCCGTCGTGGGTTCGAGTCCCACCGGGAGCACCAACTATCGCTCAATGTATTTTGGAAACCGCCTCTTTAAATCCTAAAGATAAAAACCTCTCTTTCCCCCTCTTCGCTCTTCGAAGAAGAGCGAACGCGCGTACTCGCGCAAAGGCGATAGTTGAATTTTCTAGGGAATTGTTAAGAATGGATAGGTTGGGGTAAGTACTCTTTTATGATACCCACGAGAACGTATTTTTCCACTCTGACCCAAAAATATTTATTGCACTACTTAGATTTACTTATCAGTATAATTCATGCACGGAGATATTATGAACGAACAAGAAAGAAACCAAGTACTTGCAAAAGTCAAAGAGAACTACTTCAAGATTGAAGTCGAAGTACTTGCCGGAGGAAAGCTTCCCTTTAAGGTTCGTCCAACCGATGCTGGCTTCGATCTTTATGCTACTAGCGACGTCGTCATCTTCCCAGGACAGGTACAGAAGCATCCACTTAATATCCGACTTAAACTCCCAAAGGGAACATGGGGTGAGATTACCTCCAAATCCGGTCTTGGATCTCAAGGACTCCTCGTATTTGCCGGAGTGATCGATCAAGAGTATCGCGGCATCCCTCACGCAATTATGTCTAATATCTGGGTGATAGATCACGTTGATCAAGAGGGATATCCGCTCATGAGAACGGATCCCATTGTGGTTAAGGCTGGAGAAAAGCTTACCCAACTCATTATGAATCCCTATTCTCCTGAATACTACATCGAGCAAGTTGAGAGCGTAGATACGAATACTTCTAGGGGAACTGGTGGTTTTGGTAGCACCGGCACAAAGTAATGCACGAATTTACAACACACCTTGAGCGACTCTTTAAGGCTAAGATTCTATACATGAATGTTGACCAAAATCGACACATAGAAACCATTCCCTCACCGTTTGTAATTGTACATAATACACATGTAATGCCACCTTCTATGACTATCAGAGTGAATTTAGCACTCTATAAGGCACATCATCCCCAGGACTATATGCACGTATTTCGTCCTATCACAACCTATGCAGTAGTCACAAATGTCAAATACGAGCCACACTCCATGAGTGGGCGTGGAGCTCCAAATTTTCCCAAGATATATACAGTTGAGTTTGTTGTCTTTGACTATGAAAACTTTGCTAAAGATATAGAGAAGTACAGTTGGGAAGATTTCAATGAAGAGTTTAATACACAGCTAGATAAAGTCCTCAAAGAAGAATAACTTAGTATAATGCTCTCTTAATGGGAGCAAATTTGGACAACTTCTCTAATATCTTTTCTACTAATGTCCGTATACAAAATATGGACTGTATGCAGCCTGATGCCCCTTGGGTCAAGAACACAGAAATCTGCATTACCCGCATCCCTATCAGAAAGCGCGACGGCTTTGACTGTGATAAGTTCAAAGAGTTCGCAGCCAAACTTAAGAATCATATGGTGCCCAACGGCGTAGTATTCCTAGTTTGCTATGCTCCTATTGAGGCTAAATGGCGTCCATTTGAAGTTGCTAAAATGATGGTGGAAGCTGGCTTCACCCACATAGATAACATCGTGGTTAAGAAGACATGGTTTCCTGGTAAGCGCTCTGAGACTAACCTAGTCAACTCACACGAGTACGTCCTCCATTTCTGCAACGGGGAAGTATGGAAATTAGACCGCCTTCCTATAAGACAATACATGAAGATAGATAGCGATATCTCTTGTCCAGGTAATACGTGGCAGATAGAAACAGGTTCTTTGGATGAAGCTTATCCGGTTGATCTAGCTGAACTTCTAATTCGAATGACAGATTGTCTCCCCGGTTCCGTCATCTTCGATCCCTACTGTGGTGGTACGGGTTCTCTTAAGGCTGCACTTAAACTAGGTCATAGCTTCTTTGGCTTTGAGTCTGACCCAAAACAGATTAAGAAGTATGAGAAGATAGTAAAAGAGCATAATAAGGAGATGGAGCATGCAGTCAGACATAATCCAGGCAGTAAACGAATTAATAAGAAAAGGAAGTAAAGAGGGCGAGATTGGCGTCGTCCATCCTGGTTTTAAAGTTGTTGACATCTATCCAATATTCAAGCACGCATTTACCGATAAAGCCAAGGCATCTCTGGAAAAGGAAACAAACAGTTTGATTCATCAATATAACGAACCATTTTACGGTGGAAGAGTTTTAACCGTATTGGGTAGGTTAGGCCTTAAATCCTGTCGGCAATACAAAGATGACGATATTACTCAACTTTATGTTAGACAGTTTGATCTGGTGCACTTTGCTTCGTGCAGAGCTACTAAGAATAATATA